GTCGTCGCCTGCGAACAGGCTCGCCCCGACCATCAGCGAAAGGCGGCGGGTGCCACCCATCTGGGCGATGATCGTCTGGGCCACTTGCAGGTCGCTGGTCTGGGTCGTCATGGTTTCGTTCCTGGTTCCGGTGTTGGTTGCCGTGTTTCTCATAACCAAAGTATGGTCTATTGCAGAGAGAACCGCAAGGCCAATGGGACATTCGAGGAAGTTTCCCGAAAGTAATCGAGAGCCGAGCGGCGGCGATACGGTCAGCGTCAGTCCCTGCCGTACTTCGTCTCGCGGGTGTTTTCCCTCATCGACTGGGGCCGCACTCCCCCGCAGTGCCTGGGATTCATTCCTCGTCACCCTTGATGTGGTCGCACTCGAAACAGACCTTGGTGCCGTCATCCAGAGTCTCGTAGACGTGATCGCACTCAGAGGTCTCGCTGATGAACACCGGGGTGGCCGGGCCAACATACGCACCAGCTACGTTGAAGTCGAAATACTCGTTGGCCTCACTCCAATCCATCCCATCCCTCTCCACCAGGATCTCAATGCACTTGTCCCGGTCGTAGGCCATCACCCTCCTCTGGCCCTTCTCACGCCACACCTCAGCGTACCCGATGATCGCCTCGTCAAACCCATCCGCCTGCAGTATCTCCTCGTCAGGCAGCATCTCAGCGACCATATCCCCATTAGGGGTGTCAGTCCCACTCGTCATTGATTGCCTCCCTTTGTTGCCTTCTCCATGCAAAGCTGCCAACTGGTGGACCTGAAGCCTCCAACTTGACACCCCGCTTCTTTCTCTCCCTGATGATCTTAGCAGCCAATGCGTCCGCAATCACCACGTCCCCGTGATTATCTCCGCGATCCGTAGGGTCGATCGTGTTAGTTGAACCCCCGTGCTCAATCCTACCATTCGGAAGGTACACGAACTCGCCAGCCTGACGCAACGCTTTCTTGCTCGGGTTGATGAACACGCCTGAAAACAACACGTCACGATAGTTCGACAACAGGTCCTTCTTCCCCTCACTCGTTGAGAACCAGCCTGGCTTGTCACTCTCCCGCTTGGTGATCGACTGATCATTCGTCTTGTAGTACACGTTGCCGAACCTGCACTCCTCAATCACCGTCTTACCAAACGTGCGGCCCGGGCCAGTCGCCTCCCAGATCAGGAACGCAGCCCTGCCACCAGGACCCTTGAACCAGTGGCACAACGCAACACACAGCTCGGCAAACTTGTTCGGGCTCATCGAGTTGTCAGCCAACTCGGCCACCTTCTCACCAGTGCTCCTGTCCACGACACTCGCAGCACTCTCACTGGCACCAGTACCCTGGCTCACATCGACACCCACGACATAGTCATGGTCGTCACGAGGAAGCAAATGGACGTCCAGATGTGTCCAAACCTTCAAGTTGCCACGGCCCTCCCTTGACTCCATGAACTCAGGGGTCCGCTCATCACTGAACATCAAGTGGCCCTGGTGGTCAGGAACCCTCGCAAAGTCCATCCCCAGCCTCTCCAAGGTCTTCGGGTCGAAGAATGGATACGCACTACCCTGATAGTCAATGTCCAGCTGAGTGGCGATCTCCACTGGATGAGCACGCCTCAAACACTCCCCGTCATACCAAGGGCTACGGGGACGGCCATCATCCCCCTCGTACAGACCCTCAGCCTTCTCTGGATGCCTCGACCAGTGAAACCGCAGCCTAGGGGTACCCTTCTGCAGCTGAGCATAAAAGGCATTCGCAGTCCCGTTCGGGGTGCTATTGAAGATCCTGCAATTCGTGTTGTCGGCAGTCGCACTGAGAACGTCGTATCCGCCACCCTCAAATGCCGCGAACTCGTCCACCAGCAACGCTGTCCTACGGCCACCCCGGCCAATGTTGTCCGTGGTGCTCTCACCCTCGATCTTCGACCCGTTCTCCAGGTTGATCATCTTCAGCTTGTTACGACGCATCTCAGGCACCATCCAGCTGGGGAGACCCTTATTGATGAAGTCGATGTGGGAAAACAACGAGTCACCACTCCCATCCACCAACCCCTCCTTCCTCGAGACCATCAAAAAGCTCTGAAATGGCGAGAATATCCACCTCCAAGCGAACAGGGTCAGGCAAATCCAACTTGCCCCCATGTCCCTCGACTTCTCAATCACCACGTCATTACCACGGAATGCACCGTCCCCACTGGGGAGGGACTCCTCCAAGGCCATGAAAGCCTCGTCCTGGTACTCATACGTTATGAACGGTAGCTTCGGGTTCGGCTTCCTCGGGTCGAACGTCCAGACGAACGTGTTCACCCAATACAACAGGTCCTTCGCACAAGCCTCCCACTGGGCCCTCTGCTCCTCCCTCGAGGAGCCCGCTCTCTCCAGCACACCCCTCCGGTACTCCAGATTCGACCGCATCCCCTTCGGGACCATCCCGTAGAGAGGCAGCTCCTTCAAGGGATCGGAGCATCTCCGCGATTTCAGCAACGGACTTGGTGGCATCGGACCTGAACCCCTCTAACTTCTCATCAGTGTCAACACTGCGAGATACCATCGACATCCAACTCTTGTAAAACTCCCGAGGCTCAGTGCGAGCATACTCCAGCAAGCCCCAGGCACCACTGCTGGGGCAGTCCTCAGCAGTAACGTCCAATACCCCTAGATTCGAGTAAACCCACTGGAAATCACCACGGACACTCCCCGGGGGCTTGCCAGCAAACAACTCCTTCGGGGCATCCTGAACCAATACAACCGGGTTGGCCTCAGCCTTAGCCTTCTTCCTCGAGCTCTGAGAGTAATGACCCTCGAAGCCAAAGGCACGGGCCGCCTCAATCCAAGCGTCACGAGGCTCCCTGTCATGCTTCTCCAAAGCCTGACGGTATGCCAAGAACTCAGGCCACTTGCCACTAGCCTGCATCCGTACCCTGAACTGCTCCTGCGTCTCAGGCATCTTCATACCCCAACTGAACCACACTCACGAGACAGCCAAGACACATCGCATGGAGTCAACAAGCCCTAGCTGCCCCGTGAGGAGGAAAAGGCAAACGCACCATAACAGCCACTGACAACACTGTCAAAGAGATATAACCCTAGTACATAATGTACCAGGCGGGGGGAGAGGTCCCATAGGGGTCCCAAACTGGTGTGGCGGTAAGTGGGGGATAAGTAGGAGAGGGGACCCCGCCGGGGGCGGGGGGTCGGTCCTTCTTAGGGGCCTCGGTGATTCCTTTGGACCGCCTGGCAACATGTGTGTTCGTGGCCAGGCGACGTCGCGGCGACTGCAGCTGGCCTGCTAGAGATAGCCTGGACGGTTGGAGGCTGCACGCGACCAGTGGCCCGGGACCAACTGGCTTGGACATCCTTCCAGGGTCCTTGCATCGCCCTTGCACCACCTAGGCCAGGACCGATTGCACCCACCTTCCGGCCTGGCTCCCAGAATAAACGGTTGACGTCAACACGCACCAACACTAGACTGCGTCACTGGCCAGCGTACCAACCAACACACCTGCAGTCTGTAGTTGCTGGCCCTGCAGCTTGCAGCATGGAGAGAGTACGATGTCAACACGCCTACCCGATGATTCAGTCTTGGTATCCGATGATGCAGTCTTGATATGTCGCCTGGCCGATGAGGTCCGGCGAGCGGTCGGGACCTTGCGGGTCCTGCGCAGTACCTCCGAAGGCCCGGACTACGATTCACTCAGTTTAGCCATCAGGGTCCTTGACGAGCACTCCCGCGACCTAGGCCGACAGCTAGGCCGAGCGAATCGTCGTGACTTGCCTTCAACCCTTCGAGAGATCGAGGCGCAATCATGCGAATCTCTCCCGAGTCAGTCCAGCAGTCTAACGACATCATCGGGATGCCCTGTAGCGTGGCAGCAGCCCACACCGGCCGGCCAGTAGCCTTGATTGGTCCTAGGCCTGGCATCGATAGCGACTTGTGGCTGTTGGTGTGGCGACCAGGGGACGAGACCCCGAGCCATGCGATGTCTGCCCACTGGTGTCCCGGTTCGATGATCAGCCTGCAGGCCGTGGCAATGGTT